CAACGCCGAGGATTTCTACGACGTAGATAAAGAATGAAAGAATTTGTAAAGTTCTTCCTAATCTGGTATAGTCAGCAAATGGCTATACCTTTTTGGGTTTTGGGGCATGTGCATCTGCACTTTGTCACCTACCATGACGCTTGGGAGTACGGAGCCTCCATCCTGATGCATCTCATGGTGGCCGTTGGCTTCTGGTTAGACTGGAAACAATCGAACATTACCGACAAATAAGACTATTTAGGTCATGGGTGATGCCGATAAAATACAGGGGATAGATATGAGCAACGTTAGAAGGATTAACACAGTTGACGTCGAGCAACCTACATGGACCACGCGTTATGAAATAGATTACACCACCCACGGGGACCTCCATAATTTTAAAAGTGACGGCGCGGACACTATTGACGGAATCAATTATGGAGCCGGTGATATGGCCAAACTTACAAAGTGCGAAATCATTTCCGGCAAAGGACTTCATTTCGAAGCGGATGGCGGGACGGCCACCAAATGGTATAATGCGTCACCCATTACCGCCCCCCGGGTAAGCATGCGGGTTGATGGTGGAACCAACCCTCTGTACGCTGCAGCTTCTTATACGCAGGCGCTCTGCTTCCAAGCGATTATTACTCCCGAAACTCCTAACCTGGCAGTCAATTATGATGAATACGGTATAATACTGACCAATGCCGCCGGCGACTATTATGCTACTACCACTCGCCAATATTGCTCCTCATGCTTTGCATCCTCAGGCATAGGCCCCAAAATGCTACGCGCTGTTGATGGAACGATTGGCTTGGTTAACGGGAATCTTGAATCCTCAGTGCAAACATTTTTTGAGCTTGTGTTCTACCCAGGTGGTACAGTTTTCGCAACCACGACAAATGACACAGATTTTATCCAACCATTAACGAACCCGACCTTTCAGAAGTTTATTACGACTAATGATAATATCACATCTACAGACGGGGGCATTGATTGGGATAAAGATGATATGTATATTATATTTTACCTCGCCAATGGTGGAATAACAACCGGGACAGACTTTAAATTCAACGTGGAGAAATTTCGATTCCTCACGTTGGGGGTTTAAAATCTAAGATCTTCTAAAATTAACCCTTGACACAGAAGCTCCTATGGGATATACTCATAGGAGCTTCAAACGTTAGGGGATTAACACATGAACATATTCGTAGTAGACGAAGACCCAGAGGTGGCAGCGCGCCAGCTCTGCGATAAGCACGTAGTAAAAATGATTCTAGAAAGCGCCCAGATGCTTTGCACTGTGGCTCTCGAACACGGGTACGAGGATGCACCGTACAAAAAAGCACATCCAAAGCACCCATGCACTTTGTGGGCTGGCAAGTCCGCCGAGAACTGGCAGTGGCTCATTGACCACGGTCTGGCAATGTCCGAGGAATACACTCGGCGCTATGGGCGCCAACACAAGAGCGAAGCAGTTATTCGCTGGTGTGCACGACTGCCTATTGGCTTCCCAGAGAAGGAACTCACTCCCTTTGCCCAGGCGATGCCGGAGCAATACAAAAATGAATGCGCTGTGACTGCCTACCGGGCGTACTATCATGGCGAGAAGGCAGACTTTGCAACTTGGAAATCGGAGGTCCCACAATGGTGGACAGCAGCATGAAAAGAGTAATGATCGTCGACGCCCTGAACGCCTATTTTAGAGCCTTCATCGTCAATCCTAGCCTATCGGTCCACGGACAGCCCATCGGTGGCCTCAAGGGCTTCCTAGGCATCCTACAGAAGCTATGTCGCGACATCAAGCCTGACACTGTAATGATCATCTGGGATGGACCCGGTGGGAGCCGCAAGAGGCGAGAGCAAAACAAGAACTACAAAGAGGGCCGTAAGCCTATTCGAGTTAACAGACAGACAGACATGACCGAAGAGCAGCAACGCTTTAACATGGTGTGGCAGCAATAACGTTTGATCGAGTATTTGAATGAATTACCAGTAATTCAGTTGCGATTTGATGAAGTCGAGGCCGACGATGTGATCGCATATGCTACACAGCTCCCTCAATTTGAGGGCTGGGAAAAGGTAATTGTCTCTAGTGACAAGGATTTCTTGCAACTCTGCGATAATGAGACTGTTTTGTTCCGCCCCATTCAGAAGAAAGTTCACACTCAGGTGAATATTGTCGAAGATTTTGACATTCATCCTCGCAATTTTGCCATGGCACGTGCAATTGCTGGAGATCCCTCAGATAATCTTAAGGGTGTCCCCCGAGCAGGCCTCAAAAGCATCGCAAAAAACTTTACTTTTCTGAGAGAAGATAAGGATGCGACATTGCAGGATATTTTTGATTGCTGTCTTTCAACTGAGTCAAAAGCTAAGTTTTTCACTAACGTTTTAGACCACAGAGATGTAATTATAGAGAACTACAAATTGATGCAACTGTACAATCCGGCACTCTCTTTACAATGTCGAGATAAGGTGCATTACGCCCTGGATAACTTTGAATACGAATACAATAAGACCGAGATTATTCGCATGATGAATCAAGACGGCTTCGGTGTGTTCAACTGGGACGACCTACACGCTATAATGAACAGAATTGTGCTTGACAAAGCACTCAGGAACTAGTAGTATACAATGACGAGGGAAGCAATGAAAATAAGCGGAGAACCTGTTAACTTTTCCAAGTACGGAAAATCATTTCAGGAAAAGTTGTGCATGGTGGTCTTGGACGATCGACCGTTCGCCGACCAAATTGAAGAGGTACTGGATGTTGGGTTCTTGGAACTCAACTACTTGAAGTTGTTCTTAAATAAGATTTTTGATTATCGCAAGAAGTATGGAGTCCATCCATCACGCGACATTATGAAGACCATCTTGCGCTCTGAACTAGACAACGAAAACGAACTCACAGCCAAGCAGGTTCGAGAGTTTTATGTGCGCAGTCAGATTAGCCCATCCACTGATGTGGAGTATATTAAAGATACTTCATTGGATTTCTGCAAGAAACAGAATCTCAAGTCTGCAATGGTAAAGTCGATTGGTCTCTTGCAATCATCGTCATTCGACGAGATCTCACAAGTAATTAACGATTCCCTGAAGCTCGGCATGGACAACGAAGAGGGTTATGATTGGAAGCGGGATTTTGAAGAGCGCTTAAAGCCACGATTCCGCAACCCCGCCACCACCGGCTGGGAACTTATTGATAACATCTGCAAGGGTGGTCTGGGCCAAAAGGAATTAGGGGTGGTGATCGCCCCTACTGGTGCCGGTAAGTCGATGGCCCTGGTACACCTAGGAACTCAAGCACTTAAAGAGGGAAAGACCGTAGTACACTACACGCTGGAGCTTCAGGATACTGTCGTCGCATCGCGATATGACTCATGCCTGACAAAGATTCCCCTGCAGAGCCTGACCTCTTTTAAGGAGAAAATCTACGAAGAAGTATTGGAGATCGAAGGCAAGTTAATAGTCAAAGAATATCCTACTAAGACCGCTAGTACTCAAAGCATTCGGAATCATTTAGAAAAACTGCGCATGCGCAGTATTGAGGTGGATATGATCATCGTCGATTACGGTGATTTGTTGCGCCCGGTGCGATATCAGAAAGAGAAAAGAAACGAACTCGAATCTATTTATGAAGAGCTGCGAGGTATTGCAGCAGAGTACGAGGCACCAGTGTGGACAGCATCACAGACTAATCGGTCTGGACTTAATGCAGAAGTCATTACAATGGAATCCATCTCCGAGGCATTCAACAAATGCTTTGTGGCCGACTTTATCTTTAGTATCTCCCGCACAGTAGAGGACAAAACCACCAACGGTGGGCGCCTGTTTGTCGCGAAGAATCGAAACGGCCCGGATGGATTGGTCTTTCCCTTGTTTATGGACACTTCCAATGTAGCCATCAAGGTATTGGAACCATCAGCAGAAGATGAGTTTGTGGAGGTAAGCGCTAAAAAGCAAAAAGAAAAGCTTATCGACACCTATAAGAAATTTAAAAAGAATAACGGAGGTTAGTGATGTTTGAGGAAAATGATGTACGCGAGGCCACGCTAGAATACTTTAGTGGTGATGAATTGGCCACCAATGTGTTTATGACCAAATACTGTTTACGTGATAAAAAGGGTAATTTTATAGAAAAGACTCCCGACGATATGCATAAACGTATTGCGTCTGAATTTGCGAGGATGGAAGACAAATTTATCACACGCAAGTCGAACCATTTAACAGAAGCGGACATCTATTCGTATCTAAAAGACTTCAAATACATTGTGCCCCAAGGATCCCCCATGATGGGGATAGGAAATGATTATGTTAATGTATCTTTATCAAACTGTGTGGTTGTCGACAATCCACAGGATAGTGTTTCGTCCATTATGGACGCTGGCAAAGACCTTGCTAACTTGTTTAAACGTCGCTGTGGCGTTGGGCTTGATATTTCTGATCTGCGTCCCGAGGGTGCTCCCGTTAACAACTCTGCTCGGACTACTACTGGGGCTTGGAGTTTTGCTGACTTCTATTCATATGTATGTAGGATGATCGGACAGAATGGTCGCAGAGGAGCCTTAATGATCTCCATGGATGTGCGCCATCCGGACATAGAACAGTTCGTTAAGATGAAACACGATCTTACTAAAGTCACAGGAGCAAATGTATCGGTTAAGATTACAGACGACTTTATGGAGGCTGTTGAAAAAGGCGAAACCTTCACCTTACAGTTCCCGGTGAACTCTGAGACGCCTGAGTATACTGCCGACGTCGACGCCACTACTCTGTGGACCGCCATAGTCCAGTCGGCAACGCAGACTGCGGAGCCAGGCCTGCTTATGTGGGACAACATCATAAAGAATCTCCCCGCTCACTGTTATCCGGGCTTTGAAACAAAGACTACCAACCCCTGCGGAGAAATTCCACTTTCTGCTTACGATTCCTGTAGACTTATCTCTTTGAATTTGAAAAACCTCGTGAAAAATTCTTTTCAAAAAAATGCAGATTTTGACTTTGAGAAGCTGCGTCAGGTTGCAGCGGTGGGCATGCGCCTCTCGGATGATTTGGTAGAGCTGGAATTAGAGAAGCTTGAAAATATTCGCAACTGTGCTGATACAGATGATGAGAGAGAACTATGGTCTAAGCTATATAGCGCTGCATCCAATGGTCGAAGGACCGGTCTGGGTACGCATGGCTTAGCTGATGCATTGGCTTGTTTGAACCTAGCATACGATAGTCCAGAAGCTCTTGAAATTATTGAGAAAATTTATGAAACCTTAAGAGACTCTGCCTATGAGGAAAGCGCCCATCTAGCTCAAGAGCGAGGCGCCTTTCCGGCCTTTGACTGGGCTATGGAGGAAAGCAATGAGTTTATTCAGAGACTCCCTCCGAGAATCCAGAAAATGATCTCCGAGACCGGCCGTCGCAATATTTCTATTCTTACCAATGCGCCGACGGGCTCTGTTTCTATTATGTCACAGACCTCATCTGGACTAGAGCCAGTTTTTAGGAATTCCTACATCCGCCGTCGCAAGCTTTCACACGATGAGCAAGATCTGGAAGCCGATCATGTAGATGAACTCGGAGACCGCTGGCTGGAGTACACCGTCCATCATCACAATGTTCAGCAGTACCTTGCCCTCACAGGCCAAACAGATATCGCGGCTTTCTTTGTTGAATCGGATAGTATTAACTGGGAACAACGTGTTGCCGTTCAGGCAGCAATTCAGCGATCCATTGATCACAGTATTAGCTCAACTATTAACTTGCCTAAGGGCACCAGCCCGGAATTGGTAGGCCGACTTTATATGGAAGGCTGGAAACAGGGCCTTAAAGGTATCACGGTTTATGTTGACGGCTCGCGTTCCGGCGTATTAATCACCGAAAAAGAGGAGGATACAACTTTCCCCCAACACCGCGCGCCGAAACGACCCATTGAACTTGAATGTAATATTCACCACACTACCATTAAGGGCGAGAAGTGGGTTATTATGGTCGGAATTATGAACGACAAGCCATACGAGGTTATGGGCGGACTGTCTAATCTGATTGAGATTCCGCGAGATAAAGCCAAGGGCATTCTCGTCAAGAACCCCCGTAAGTCAATGAATTCTATTTATGACTTGCGCGTTGGGACAAATGGTGATACAATCATTATTAAGGATTTGGTCAAGGTATTTGATAACGCCAACCATAGTGCTTTCACTCGAATGATTTCGCTGGGACTGCGCCATGGGGCAAATATTCAATATGTGGTCGAACAATTACAAAAGGATCGCGATTCCGATATGTTCAGTTTTGCCAAGTGCGTCGCCCGGGTACTAAAGAACTACATCCCCGACGGACAAACCGCCACAGAGAAGACCTGTGGCGAGTGTGGTGCCGAAGGTTTGGTTTATGTAGAAGGGTGTGTCACATGTACAGTGTGCGGATATGCAAAGTGCGGCTAGTTATAGTATAAATGTTAGAACTTACGCCCCGAGCCATTGAGCAATTAATCAAAGAAGTCCGACCAGACGAATTCGTGCGCATTGCCGTGCGCGGAGGCGGATGCTCAGGAATGACATATAGTATATCCCCTCAGACCATCGGAGAAGATGATATAGATGAAGAGGACATATTACTTGACATCAAAGATGTAAAGGTTTATGTTGATCCTTACAGCGGCGATGTACTCAAGAACACAGTAATAGATTACGTATTTACGCTCCAACAAAAGGGTTTTAAATTTATGAACCCGGATGCAAACACAACTTGTGGTTGCGGATCATCATTTAGTTAGAAAGGAAAACAAATGAGACTCACACCAGTAAATAACTACCTCACGGTACAAACCGTCGAGGAGACAGACATAGAAGATAGCGGCATTCTGCTACCCCAGGATTACCGCGCAGTAGAAAGCCCATTTGCGGTGGTTGAAGTAGTCAATTGCTCGGGTGAATCAGGGACCATATGGGGCCCCGGATTGCAGCTTGTTGTGGAAGCACACATGCTTCGCGACATCCAGCACAACGGCGAGACCTTCACGGTCATCAAAGAAAATCATGTAATCGGCATCTTATCGGATAGTTAGACTATTTATAATACGTCCCCGGAGATATTGAGATGACAAAGAAGCATTCTAGCTTTAAAGAGCACCAGCTAATCACAGAGAACTTTCGCGCCTTTTTGGCTGAACAGGAAGATCAGGAGCAGGGCACCAGGATGACATCGGCTGATTATCAGAAGAGTGTACGAGACGATCGTGGTCAAGCCGGAAGCCAAACTGGCGTTGACGATGTAGAAAGAAAAGCACTCGCGCTCGTACAACAGAAGGTTGCACAAGCTGCAGCTGCGGGTGATATCAAGACAGGCATGCCGGCACGATTAATTAAAGCCCTTGTCAAAGAGCTAGACAAGATCCTCGCCAAGAAGAAGTAAAGCAAGTGAGACTACTCCTAGAGAACTGGCGCACCTTCGAAGCGCGCGAAGCGCTTCTATCTAACCCTGAATATGTTTCAAGCGTTCTGGGGATTCAGGTTCCTCTTCAGGAATCCTATCCCTATTCTATACTCCTAACAGAGGAGATCCTACAGGAACAGCTCATTTTAGAGGGATGGATTGAGTCAGTCAAGGGCTTTATAGCCGATAAAGCAAAACCGTATAAAGATTTCTTTACGTCGCTAACTCAAGTGATTCAGGACCCTTCGAAACTCGGGGAATTCCTTCGAATGATGGATAAGAACATGAGAGTCACCATGACGCGCCCCGTCCGCGCTGCATTAGAGATGCTAAAGAATATCGGAGTACCTACTCCTGGCCAAATGTTTGAGAAAATGATAAGCGCTTATGACAACATGGAAAAGTCCTGGCGCAAAGGTCTTGTCGGCGCCGGGCTATATGTAATAATGAGGAATATCACCGAGACCCTTAAGAAACTTAACATCGCCACAGCTATTGAGGCGATAAAAGGTAAAACCAACGAGGAAATTCAAACAATTCTTAAAAATCTCCCTGTCGTTGCAAAGATAAAAGAGTTTTTTCTATCAAAAGCGAAAGAGCTTATAGGTCCCGAGCTTCTAAAGAAAGTGGGCGCGGCCGCAGTCGATATTAAAAAGTGGCTTGGAGTAATTGGTCCCATTGTCGGGGGCGCCGATGTAGTAATCCAAGGGTTGTCGCCCATGACAGGCAAGTTCTCAGCTTCACCAAATTAGAAGGGCTATTAATATAAATAATCCCTTGACCTAACCAATTATCGGTGCTATACTAGCACTATGATGAAACTGCCTCCTCTTGAATACACCTTCGACAACGTAGTCCTTGGGTGGCGAGAGGAGGCGGTTTCGTTTGCGCGAGAACGCGGCTATCACCTTATTGTGAATAGCGACCAGCGCCCCTTCCATCACTTCGTCGGATACCAAGACATCAAAAGCAAATGGTACGAGGGAATCTTTGATCTCGGTATGAGGTCACTGCTTCCCGTTCCGTTTAGTGTTCAAGCTGTTACTGTTGATGATAATAGGCTTCGGATAGTAACCGAGGGGAATACCAAAGTAATGATCAGTTTTAAAAAACTTCATGTCTTTGATCTGGATAATTGTGGTAATCTGGGGGTGGACGAGTTTATTAAGGACTATTTGGTGCATGATATGTTCGATATTACCTCAGGGTCACGTTTAGGTCGAGATATAGTGCTAAAACCCGCGGATGGGTTTGTTACGTTAATCGAATTTGTTACATCAAATCGGATAGATAGGAACACATCGGGAGATTTCAAAGATATTATTACCACAAGCATCATAAGCCATGAAGATATTAAGAATTTTGACTATTCTGACACCGTGATACGTATTTTCCTGGAGCGCAAATTAAAGGAGCACGATATTAAACAACCAAATGGTCGAAACCTCAAGATTCGACATTCGTCCCGACACGCGGTTAAGAATAATTTTCACTTTAAAATGGTCGGAGATGCCGACAAGAGAATAGTCTTACATGAGTAAATTGAATATGCCCGCCATCATTCCAGTTGCAGGGATGAATACCGAGTTCGGCATGGAATGGGACTCATCACTTGTACCAGTTGGTCCCAATTATACGGCCCTAGAAGCAAGTGTCTTTGAGTGTCTGCATGCGGGTTGCAATTCTATTTGGATAGTAGCCAACGATGACATAGCTCCTCTTATTCGACATAGGCTGGGAGAGTATGCCACTGACATCGACTCCATTCAAAGAGGCACGTTTAAAAGGTTTGGAAGCGACAGCCATCAAGAGGTGCCCATTTATTACGTTCCTATTCACCCCAAACATCGAGGAAAAGTCGATAATTATGCTTGGTCTATCATTTACGGGGCCAATGTATGTTTTTGGATTATGCGAAGGTTTTCAAAATGGACAGTTCCAGATCAATACTACGTATCGTTTCCTATGGGTATGATTGATCCGAAAGAGGTGCAAACACATCGCTCATTATTACGTAAATCAGCTCCATTCTACTTCTCACACAACGGTGCTACCGTGAAAGACGGCATACCACTCAGCTTTGTGTTAGATGCAGAAGAGTGGCGACGGGCCAAACATGTGATCACAACAAATGCCTCAGTATGGAAAGCCCCGGATGAGGGTATGCCCACTGAAAAGCTCCCATTGGAGGAGCGACTGGTCTCTCTGGGCTATGGATTAGAGGACGTTTTCGGCGCAGGCCCACCGGGAACCGAACAGGAAATAAAAAGTTTTTATGACTTGACAACCTGGGCTGGATATGGTAAATTTATATCATCGGAACTTGGTGAGAGAACTAAGCGTCCGAACACAAATACAATGTATAGGGGAAGAAACAAATGACAGATAAAAAGATTCCTTTCGTGGGACTGCATGCACACAGTGTAGCAGGCTCTATTTTTGATGCCATCGGATATCCGAATGAGCATATGGATTTTTGCTATGAGAACGGGGGCGAAGCACTCGCCCTCACAGACCACGGGAACATGAATGGGTTCTCACACCAGTTTCTTCATTGGCAGAAGATGAAGTCCGAAGGAAAGGAATTCAAGCCAATCTTTGGCGTTGAAGCATATTTTATTCCCTCCGTTGAGGAGTGGCAAGAGGAGTATGATCGCATCAAGGCAGACGCTAAGCTGGCTAAGACTCTGGCCAAGGCTGGAGACACCTCTGGCGCAACCGTAGAGGACGAGGAAGCCTCCAAGAAGGCTGTGAAGTCTGTCATCAATCGTCGACGTCACCTTGTCCTTCTGGCGCAGAACCAGACAGGACTGAATAACCTGTTCAAGCTGATCTCCGAGTCTTATAGGGAAGAGAACTTCTACCGTTATCCACGTGTGGACTATAAGTTGCTAGACAAGTATTCGGAGGGTGTGATTGCAGCCTCAGCCTGTTTGGGTGGACCCTACGCGGGCAATTATTGGGCTAACCGAGAGGAAGGGCCCGAAGCAGTACGAGAGGCAATGAGAGAAACCACGCGCCAGTTCGTTAAGATCTTTGGGGATCGTTGGTACGGAGAACTCCAGTGGAACAATATCCCCGAACAGCACGAACTTAACCAGTACATCATTGAGGTGTGCAAGGAGTTTGGTGTCACCCTGATCTCCACCGCAGATAGTCACTACCCCAACACTGAAGCGTGGAAGGACCGAGAACTATACAAGCGACTGGGTTGGCTCGGCAAGGGAACTCCCGCCTGGGCAGAAGACAATACAGAACTCCCAGACGGAGTAGAAGAGATTGGATATGAGTTGTATCCAAAGAACGGCAACCAGATGTGGGATGCCTACAAGTATTACTCAAAGACAGCCGGCGTAGAATATGATGACCAGTTGGTCATGGATTCTATTACAGAGACGCACAACATTGCATTCAACAGAATTGAATCATTTGTTCCAGACACAACAGTCAAACTTCCAGACTTTGTGGTACCTGCAGGCTTTACTGATGCAGAGGCATTGGTGAACTACGCTCTGGAAGGGTTGCGATTGCGCGACCTCCATGATAATACAGAATATACCGACCGCCTCCAGATGGAGCTTGACGTCATCGAGGACCGAGGGTTCAGCAAATACTTTCTGACAATGAAGGCGATCTCGGACAAGGCCAATGAGGTTCAGCTGACCGGCCCCGGCCGCGGCTCTGCTGCAGGCTCGCTGGTCGCCTATGTTTTGGGGATCACTCAGATTGACCCCATCAAGTATGGGCTTCTCTTCGAGAGATTCCTGCGCAAGGATGCGACGGACTATCCGGACATTGATTATGATGTTGCTGAACCTATGGAACTCAAGGAAATGCTCATGGAAGATTGGGGAAAGAACTCGGTGGTTCCGATTTCCAATTGGAACACGCTTCAGTTGAAGTCATTGATCAAAGACATTTCAAAGTTTTACGGTATTGAGTTCGGCGAAGTTAACAAAGTCACATCTCAGATGATCTTCGAGGCCACCCCTGCAGCCAAAGCAAAGCACGGGATCAAGGCCGGTGTTTATACCCCGACTTGGGAAGAGGTGATGGAACTGTCACCCTCCTTGCGCGGCTTCCTAGTAAAGTATCCGCATATCAAGACTCACGTTGAGGCACTGGTTGGCCAGGTTCGTTCCTGTTCCCGTCACGCCGGAGGTGTGTTGAGTGCGGATGACTTGAACGAACACATGCCGATCATCAGTTCGGGAGGCGTTAGACAGTCACCTTGGGCCGAGGGACAGAACCTCCGGCACTTGGAGCCACTCGGGTTTATTAAGTTTGACCTCTTGGGGCTCTCCACACTCCGAATGATTGATGGAGCAATCCGTCACATCTTGAAGCGACACCATAACAATCCAGACCCGACGTTCGATGACGTTAAGGCATTTTATGATGAGCACCTCCACCCGGACAAGATTGATTTCGAGGATGAGAAGGTGTACAGGAACGTGTTTCAGCGAGGCAATTTCGCGGGAATTTTTCAGTTTACTGAACAGCGGGCACAAGAGTTTTGCGCGAACGCAAAGCCGAAGTCACTAGTTGACATCTCAGCCATCACCTCAATCTACCGCCCAGGGCCACTTTCCGCCAACGTGCACGAGCAATACATTCAAGCTAAGAGCATGCCGCACGAGATTGATTATCTCAATGAGCATGTGGAGGACGTTACAAAGGAAACTTACGGGTTCCTTATCTTCCAGGAGCAGATCGCACTGCTCGCTCACAAACTCGGGAAAGACCTAACACTAGACGAGGGCAATATGCTCCGAAAGGTGTTGACGAAGAAGGGCACAGGTAAGGGAGCAAAGCTCAAGAACCAACTCAAGCAGAAGTTTATCAACGGCTGCGTCGAGAAGGGCATTCGCCACAGCGAAGCCGAGGATATGTGGGAGCGCTTCGAGTACTTCTCGGGCTACGGTTTCAACAAGTCGCATGCAATCTCGTACTCGGCAATCTCGTTCCAATGCGCATGGCTCTACAACTACTACCCGGTGGAGTGGATGGCATCGTTTCTTGACAAAGAACCCGAGAAGCGCAAGGAAAAGGCAATTAATATCGCGAAGCAGAATGGCTTTGAGATTGTGGAGGCCGATGTAAACACCTCGTCGTTTGTATGGGAGATTGATCCCGATAATGACAAACGTTTGGTGCAACCCTTGGCAGGGCTCAAGGGATTGGGGGATGCCGCAATCGAACAAATTGTCGCGAACAGACCGTTCAACAATATTGAGGAGTTTCTGTTCCATGACGACATTGTATACAGCAAACTGAACAAGAAAGCGCTGGATGTGCTCGTTCGGTCTGGGGCAATGAACAAGTTGATGGACGACAGGTTCTCTGGACGCAAGCACTTCTGGTCGGCTGTCGCCGTGGATCGAGTCTACAGCAAGAAGAAGTTCCTGGAGAACATCGAGGAGTATCGAGACGAGGGAGATTTCAGTGTCGAGGAGGAGATTGATAACAAAACGACTCTCACGGGCATCTTCCCGATGCATCTGGTCATGACCGACACCGTACGCACCAAGCTGGAGAATTATTATGTCCCGCCTATCTCAGACTATGACCCCGACTTGGGCCTGGTATGGTTCATTCCCCGGGAGATCATTCGCAAGAAGACCAAGAACGGCAAGCCCTATTGGATCGTCGCTGTAATTGATTCAAATTCGGTGTTGACAAAGTTCCGCTGTTGGGGTATTATAGAGGGTAAGGATAGGATTCACTTGAACCGCCCCTACATGGGTCGATTAGACTTCGACCCAGCCTGGGGATTTTCAACGAGATCAATTAGAAGAAACTTAAGAATACTAGGATAAGAAAATGATATTACGAGAAGCAAGAGATTATGTACGAATGGCTTACAACCGTATGGTTGAGACGGTCGACACTAGAGAGATCGGAAAGACCCTGGCCATTCCCAGTGAGTATTGGCAACGAGACTGGATCAATGAGGAAACATCACTGGAGGTCCAGCGTCGTGAGGATGTAGAAGATTGTGATAAAAATCAATCAGGATATGATCTGCGCTCTACTAAGGGTCTTCGGATTCAGTCAAAGTTTAGATCTAGTGCACTGCACCTAGAGAATACTCGACGCAATAGTCAGAAGAACCAGGGCGCTGCATCAGCTTCAGGCCACGTGGCTTACTCGCTCGGAGAGTGTGACATATTTTGTTTTACGCGACCCAACGGTGAGTATGACACCACTGATGCGTGGGAAATCCTGGCCATCCCGGCTGTTGAGCTGGAGGATCCCAAGAACCCGGGCTTCATCCGGCGTTCGATTCCTAAGTCAATAGAGCGTCAGTGGATTGGCCGGGCAAAGGAAGTCCTGGAAGGGTTGGAGGCACAACGATGATCGAGAGAGATCAATTTTTAGTTGGGAACAATTTGGAGATTCTGAAATCACTTCCTGACGAGAGCGTCGACTTGGTTTATATGGATCCTCCCTATAACTCCGGTCGCGATTTTGGAGAGTTTCAGGATAAGTTTCTTTCCATGCACAAGTATAGTCAAGAGTTCTTGTTACCACGTTTTAAGGAGATCCGCCGCATCTTAACAACACGCGGAAACCTTGTGGTGCATATCGAACCAAAGAATAGTCACCATGTCCGGGTGGCCATAGAGGATGTGTTCGGAGAGAAAGGTTTTAGAAACGAAATCGTCTGGAAGTCTGGGGGGAACGCCAAGAACAAGAAGCAACTTGGCCGCTATCATGATACGCTTTTGGTGTACTCGAAGACAAAGACCCCGACGTATAACCCAATTTACCTTCCTTATGATAACGAGTATAAAAAGAAATCAAGTGCCAAGGTCTGTCCGGACACTGAGCGATGGTATGTAACAACGGCCATTCACAACTCTCAACCTGACGTCAACCCTCGAATGAACTTGAGGTACGAATGGAATGGTCACTTTCATCAGTGGTATGTATCGCAGGAAAAGATGCAGCTCCTCCATGACGACAATAGGCTTCAATATAATAAGCGTGGCATCCCGCGCATCAAACGCTTTCTGGACGAGATGGACGGAATTCCAATCCGCGACCTTTGGACCGACATCAACCAAATCCAAGGATCGGAGAAGCTGAACTACCCGACCCAGAAG